GCGGCCACCGGCGCGGGCGCCGGGTTTTACATTCTTGGCGGGCCTGATCTTCCACGTGAACACGCCCGACGCTGGATTGTAGTCCAGCGCGTTGCGTATCTGTTCGTGGGAGAGGTTTGGCACTTTCGCTTTACCCTTCATCTGCTCCTCCAGTGCGGGGTATGAACCCTACACTGGAACGGCGGCTGTCTGCAAACCTGATTGGAAAGAGTCCTGAAAACCCTTTAAAATCAAGCCGTTGGAAAACTCCCGAAGATTGAACGAAAATTGTAGTAGCCGAACGAATACCGTTCGTAGCCCTTCACCAACAGGTTGTCGGTGACGAAGTCCACCTGCATGTCCGTCTCGAACTTGATGCGCTCCATGTAGGAGAGCCCGTCGATGTTGGTCATCAGGAACCACGAGTAGGCCGACGTCAGAAAGTCGTTGACCATGTAGCCCTCGGGCAGGCCGCCCGCGGTGGACATGATCGCGTTCACGTCGTTGTCGGCCGTGCCGGGGCGCAGCTCGGTCTTGGTCAGTCGGATGGCGACCGGCTCCAGCTGCGGCGGCACGATGAGCTTCCGGGCGCGGGCGAAGACCTTGAGGCCTGCCTGATCCTTGAAGTTCGTCCGAACCGCGATCATCGAGTTCAGCAGCGACGCCTCGTTCAGGTCGACCTGAATGGCCGGCTTGTTGGCGACCGTGCCGCCGTCGATGGGATGGTCGGTAGCGCAGAGCGCCTTGCCGTCGCCGCCGATGGAGGCGTTGTAGGTGGTCGCCGTGTTCAGGATGTTCGCGCCGTAGATCTCCTTGGTCTGCTGGAAGCTCTCGATCAGACCGAGGTTCGACGGGTGGAACTGCGTCTTGTACAGGTTGTCGTCGATGGCCTTGCGAGTGATCGCGTAGCCGAGGGCGATTTCCGTGTGCTCCTGATTGTAGACGAAGCGTTCGCCGGCGCCGTTGTCGAAGGCAGTCTGGCCGCCTTCGGTCTTCAGCTGGGCGAGCCCGAGGTACCGCATCTCGGCGGTGCGTTCGAGCGCCATCTTCGAATCGTGCTTGGTGAAGATCTTGTCGTACTGAGACGGGATCATCTCGTACTTGCCCTCGACGCCACGCAGGCCGGGGAGGAGCAAGTCCTTGATGGCGGAAAGATTAACAGCCATTGGTCGTTACTCCTTAGCTGATGCCGGTGGGGCCGGCGCCGTTCGAGCGCAGCCATTCGTTGTTGAAGCCGACGATGACCTTGTTGTAGGCCGTGGTCGGGTCCGCACCGGGCCCGCCCGGAGGGGCGGAGATCAGGCCGCGCACGATGAACGGGAAGGTCACCGTAGTGTTGGCGGTGTCGAGGTAGGCGCCGGACTGGCCGGTGCTGGAGTTGCCCGTGCCGATGGCGAACTGGGCGTACTGTCCGACCTTCGAGCTGGTGACCGTGGTCAGCGTGCCCGTGATGTTGAAGGTCGTGCTGGCACCCATGACCTCGAACTGCGCGTTCGGGTCGTCGATGACGTAGGCTTCGACGTCACCCGAGGCATCGCTGCCGGGCCAGTAGCTGTTCCACACGGTGCGCTTCTGCGACACCGAGGTGTACTTGCAGCCGACGAAGATGCCGGCGAGCGTGGTGGTGCCGGCCGCGGCCTGCGTGATGTAGCCATTCGCGGTCGAGATGACCGGCATGACCGGGTCGCCGGTGTAGATGGGGGTGGTGTCGGTGGACGCGATCACACGGGTCGACTGCGCGAAAGTCGGCGCACCGCCCGAGCCGCCGTAGTACTGGCGGAAACCGAAAGGCGTATTCGTGTTCGCCATATCGGAAACTCCTTTGTGAAGGAAGGTCCGCAGGCGTCCCGAGACGTCGCAAGAGCCGTGAAAGTCAAAGCCTCGCACCGGGGAGGCAGTGGATATAATGCGCCAAGACGGCGGCAGGCTTCAACTTGACAGTATGTCAAGAAAAAGGGGGCCCGAAGGCCCCCTCAGACTGAGAGACGGACCCCTATGCGTCTTTCGGGATCGGGATCGCCTCGAAGCTCTTCTTGATGACGGGGCGCGTGCGCGCGTCGGAGAACTCGGCTTCCATCGTGCCCGGCGGCGCCGCGTTGAGCTGCTGCTCCTTCGCCCTGATCTGGTTGCGCGCGCGGTGCCGGTCCATCTCCTCGATGCGCTCCGTGATCGCCTTCGGGCGCTGCATCAGGACCTGACCCTTGCGCTCGATGGTTTCACCCTTCCAGTTGACGGGCATCATCTCCGGGTGGCGCCGGGCGGGGACTGCCTCCCAGCCGGTGCGGGCGAGCGCGACCTGATAGGCAGGATCCTCCTGCCCCATGATCGTGCGGCGCTTCCACTCGTAGGTCCAGCCATCAGGAACCATGTCGGGTGAGAAGTAGAACTCATCCGTTCCCTCGTTCATGTCACCAAGGTGACCGAGGATCTCGGCCTCGCGCCGTGCGGCGGCGGCGCGAGGGTCGTCGTCACGCAGCGGGGGCCGCATGTCGGGGCGCGGAGACGTGTCGAGGACCGTCTCTTCCGTCTCTTCGGGGCGGCGCGCGCGGCGGCGGCGGCCGGCGGTCTGGGGCAGCGTGTCCATCAGTTCAACCGTCCTTCCTTCTTGAGCGCGACCTTGTTCTTCGCGTACTCCTCGGGGGTCATCTTCATCATCGCGGCCATCTCACGCTCTTCGCCAGAGAGGCGGACCACGTTGCCGCCCCGCGTCTCGCGGGATACCGGCGCAGCGGGCGGCGGTGTCGAGCGCCTTGAGGCAGTCGACAGCGCCTCGTCGTTCGCGGGGGCCTTGCGGACCCCCAGCACGCTTTCGACAGCATCGAAGTACTCGTCGCTGTCGGCGGCGTGGCCGTCGGCCACGGCCAGATTGTGCGCCGCGATCATCTTCTGGTTCAGGCGCGGGTCGCTGACGAACTGGGGATGTTTGCGGACCCAGTCGGCCGAACGCGGCGAGAGCTGCACCGCAAACGCCTCGACGGGGTCCGAAGGCCGCGACACCGGCATGACGGGCGCCGGTGTGTTCTCCAGCGCCTGCTTGCCCTGTTCGAGCTGCAGGAGCTTGGCGGCGTGGGTCGACATGTCCTCCTGATAGCCGGCGGCGGCGTCGTAGTCGCCGTTCGACATGGCCGCCTTGTAGTTGGCCTTGGCGATCTCGTTGCTCTGGCGGAGCGTGTCGATGGCGTTGGACACGAGCTGCAGGTTGGTCTCCTGCACCGTGCCACGTGCCTCGTGTGCCTCCAGCTCGGCGCTGTGACGCGCCTCCTCGGCGGCCTTGGCGCGCGCCTCGGCCGCGGCCAGTCGCTGCTTCAGGTCGTCGACGCCTTCGTCGAGCGTGACTTCCTTCGGCTGCGTCTCTTCCTCGATGACGATCTCTTCGTTTTCGATGCTCATGCTGTCCTCACCACACCCGGTCGGGCTGGTCGACCTTGCCCCTGATCGCCGTGTCGTCGATCAGTCTGCAGGCGACGCCGTTGACGTTGATCGCCCAGCCATCGCTGGGCCTGAAGATGACCCAGTCACCTTCGTTGATGTTGGCATCGACGAACCACTCCCCGCGGTCGTCGACGAAGGCCCTCGGGCCCTGCTTCACAACGAGCCCCGCCTTGCCCTGAATGCGGTCCTCGGAAGTGTAGCTGTCCGTCAGGTAGATGCCCGACTTGGTCCGGCTGGGGCGTACATAGATCGCGACCAGAACCGCGTTGTTGAAGACGTCGACCCCGGATACGTCGCCAAGCGAGGCGAGCAATTCCTTCTTCGGATCAACCTCGTGTTTCATAGCCATCTGCGGCATGTCAGCTCCTCTCTGCGCCTTTAGTGATCGCCTCCGCTTCCTCGTAGATGTCGAGCGCCTCGCGGAGGCCTTGGAAGCGCCCGGTTTCCCGTGCGTACTCACGCTCGGTCATCGTGCCGTTCATCACGTTGTGCGTGATGACGGTCATGCGTTCGGCGGCAAGCTCGTCGAACTTGCGGCCCAGTCTCGTGTCGAATTTCACTGGCTCCTCCCAGTGGCCGAAGGTGGGACGCTGCGCCGTGAGGAGCCGTCGCAGCGTCCCGGTCGCCGGCCAGCGATTAACGCTTGTGCTTCTGGATCGCGATCTTCTCGATGCGGCCCATGCCGCCCAGAGCGCCCGCGTCCATGTCCTTGTAGGACCGTGCGCGACCACCCGAGAGGCGCCCCACACGCTTGCCGTGCTCGATCTCGACCTTCTCCAGACGTCCCATGCCGCTCAGGGCGCCGGCGTCCATGTCCTTGTAGGACTTGTAGGCGGCGCGGCCGCCGCTCTTGCGCGGCATCGGGGGCATGCCCGGCGGGCCACCCATGCCCGGCGGCATGCCCGGGGGCGGGCCGGGGGGCGGCATCGGCATCGGAGGCATGCCCGCGCCCATGCCCGGGGGCACGATGGGCGGCGGCGGCATTGGCGGCAGCGTCGGCGCCTTCGGCATCATCGCCTGCTGATCGTCGGGCTTTCCGGCGTTGATCGAGATGACGATGTTGGTCTTGCCCTTGGTGCGGCCGCCAGCCTTGCGCGGCATGCGGCCGCCGGTGGGACGGGTGCCGCCGTAGTAGGTGCCGCCGCCGCGCTTCTTGCCGATGCCTTTGGCCTTCATAAGCTCGTCGATATTCCGGTACGGTTCACCAGTTGCCTGCGATCCGCCGTCGGGGCCCCGCGTCGGAGCGTCACCGGGGATGGGCTTCTTAGTTGAACCCCCGTACTGCTTCTTGGCCGGGCCGCCCTTCTTCATGCCGCTTTCTTTCGGGTTGACGCCGAGCATGGCGTCGTAATCACCGCGTTCCAAATCCCGCAACGCGCGCGGATCGGAGCGGTCTGTCCTGTCGCTGATATACGGCGGTGACAGCTCGCGCGGCGCCCGTCGCTCGTCGCGATACACACGGGTGTCATCTTTGAGGTTTCGGCCGTCGTCCAAGGTGTCGTTTATGCGACGGTTCATCGCCGCTGACTCCCTCGCCGTCATGCCGCCGCCGACCTGTTTCTTGGTGCGGCCGCCGCTCTTCTTACCCTCGATGAGCTTCTTGGCGAGCATCACGGGGGAGAGAGCCTCCAGCAGGCCGCCGCCTTCCTTGTGGGCGCGGCCGCCCTTCTTCAGCTTGATGTCTTCCTTCGCGCCGTGGTGCAGGTTCTCGGCGTGCTGGCGCAGCGCCTTCCTGATCATCTTCTTGTCCTGCTTGACGTCGCCGCCGCTCTTGTAGCCGCCGACGTGGGCGTCGCCACCCTCGCGTGCGAGGTTCGCCTTCTTGTCGTTGCGGTTGATCAGGTCCGTCACCAGCGAGCGGCCGCCGGCCTTGCGCTGCTTGCGGTCGGCGCGCATGGCGGCAGGGCCGCCCTCGCACATCTCGACGACCTTACCGCCCTTGCGGAAGGCGCGGCGCGTCAGGGGACGCATGCCCGTCTTGACGTCGGTGTTCATCATCTCGGGCGGCGTCCAGTCCGAGGAATCGACCTTGGCCCTCGGCTCGCCCTTGCCGCCCATGCGGTTGGCCTTGGCCTTCATGGCCGCGCGTGCGGCCTTTGACATCTCACTCATCTATCTTCTCCGTGTTACTGCGAGCGCACGCTCGATGATGTTGGACTTCTTATGCACCTTGCCGCCGCGCTTGAAACCTGCGCCGCCGTCTCCGCCCTGCAGCATGTCGCTGTAGTTGGGCGTCTGCGGGCTGGCGGTATCGACGGGGACAGGCTCCGGCGCTGCGGGCGCGGCCGGCGCAGGCGCCGTCGGGGCCGCGGGCGTCGCGGCCTTCGGGAACAGGCCCTCGTAGGTCTTGCCGTTCAGCGCATTATACATCAGGGCACGGCTGGCATCGTTGGGGGCATCCCCTCTCGCCTGCGCATCCATGCGCTGGTAGGCCCCGTAGGGGGCCTGCTGCGACATGGCCTGCTGCTGTTGCGGGGCCTGCGCCGCGACCTGCCGGTTGAGGTCGCTGAAGGCTCCCTGAAGGTTCTGCTGGAGCTGGGCGATGCCGCCGCCGGGTGCGTAGCCGGCGCGGCCGCCAGCTTTCTTGAAGGGTTTACCCTTTTCGCGCGCAAAGTAGGCCGCCAGATTGTCGGCGACTTCGTTGTCAACAGGCTGCGCGATGTTGCCCATCTGAAATGCCCGGTTGACGTTGTTGGGCACCGCCGCCACTTCCGGGTCGAGATCGCCCGCAATGGTTTTCCATGCTTTGGGAAACATCAGGCCGAGGGGCGCCGGGCGCTCAAAGCCCATCACGTTGCCCTTCTTCATGAACTGCTTCGGGTAGCCGGGATGCGGCACCGCCGGGTCGTGAATGATACCTGCCTTCGGGTCTATCTGCGTGATGACACGCCCGGCAGTCAGCGACCGGGGGGCGACATACTCAGGCTCGGTAATGGCCAGCCGCAGCGCCGCAGGCTCGGGGAAGCCCTTCACGATGTGCGATGTCTTTTCCAACGCGGTCATCAAGGCGTACCGCTCTCCGAGGCCCATGGCACCGACCCACTTCGGAAATTCCTCGCTGGCGATGCTGGGCGCGCCGCGAAAAGGTCTTGTACCTTCCTTGTCGATGACGTGCGAACGGATCGACCTGTCGATCATCGCGCGGCTGGTCTTGTTGATCTTGGCGTGCGGCAGCAGGTTGGCGATCAGTTCCCACATCATCGGCGTGCTGTCGACAGCCCCCCGGCTCATCGACCACGGCACATGGTACGGCGTGCGGCCGAGGCGCTCCGCGCTTTCGGCCATGCCAAGCTGCTTGCTGACAGGCGCCTGCGCCGAGGCCCATGCGGCCCCCGCGCGTCCGGCCTCTCCACGAGGATAGAACGGGCCGCCGTGTCCGCGCACGGGGTTGGCGAACTCGATGCCGTTCAGGCCGTGGATTTCGGCATCCCC